GGATCTGCTAAGAGGGTTTTGAGTATTTGGACCTCTTGCATTTGGAAAGATCGGGCGGTGTGCTCCGAGCCTGCCGATTTGAGGAGATTTTGGTACGCGATGTTCAGGTACTTTTTGATCTCCGAGTTTGGTAATGATAAGTTGAAAAGTGCGAGGTAGTGGATCGGATTCCTCCCCACCGTGTAGAGAGCCTCCATCATCTTCTCGAATTGGGCGTTGGTTCTGTACACCCTCCTCAGGTCGTCGGCTAGTATGCCGTTGTATTCTTCGTTGTCGTAGGCTGCCGTTCTCTCGAAAAGGCTAATGAATCTTTCGAGTAACTCTACGATGTCTGGGTTGTACTTGGACCCTAATTTCTCCACTCTTTTAATGGGGTCGGCCATGAAGCGAAATTGTTCGCCGTTGCTGACAACGTAACTACCGCAAAAGTCTGGAGGTGCACCTTCGATAAGTTTCGTCGTAAGGTTGAATTCCGCGGCCATGAATTCGGCTAACCCGGCCGGCAGCGTCGTCCCCGGAGGAGACATCAGCAGCGAGTCATCTCCGAGAAACATCGCTAAGCGCGGTTGCTTGGCAATGACGAGGCTGCACATAGCTAGCATCGTCACAACGGTATTCTGCCAGGCCGTTGCCGGGTCGCCGGACTTGGTCTGGAAGTCAACGAAGTAGGAAATGCCCAATCTGGATATCGAACGGGCGTGCCTATGGGTCTCCATCCACAACCACGCGTCCTCCTCGGTCATACCCAAAAGGCGACACAACTGGCAGAAGAAGTAGAAAGCCCTCCCCTCGACTGACTTGTCGAACGCTGAAAAGTCCACCACAGTCGCATCGTACGAGGTGGTCGGTTCCAAGAACTCGTTGAGGAATCCGTTGATATGGTCGTTATCGTAACCTATCGCCACTATTATGTTGGGCTTCAGTATGTTCTTAAACCTGTCGAGGGCCTCCTTAAACCGCGCCGAGAAGTGCATGTTGATGTCCGGCGGGCACGAGTTGATAACTTGCCCCTTTGGAGCTCCCGTGACGGTCGAAAAATCCGCTGTAGCCTTGTTGGTGGTTTTTAGGCTGGCGTCGTACGAAAATCCTCTGAGGCCCAAGGCGATTCCGTCGGCACTCGCGTACTTTGCGGTCTTGGACCCGGGGAGTCTTGATAACCAGTCCCGGATGTAATCGGGGTTACTGCCTATCGGGTTCACTTTGTATTGCTCCACGATCTCGGCCCAACCGTCCTTGAAGTAGGCCTGGGCGAACTTTCGGATGTACCTGCGGAAGAACACGTCGGGCGGCCCGGCGTTTTTCTGGCATGGGGGATTAAAGTTCCGCTTGTTCATCGCGGTGAGCAGAGCTACGGACGATGGGTCTTGGTTAGGATACCAATTTGTGTCCAGGACGGACGGATTTACGACTCTCGGCGCCCGTTCCGATCTAGAAACGTCGTATAACTTTTGAAGTCGGATTTCGACGTTGGCCGTGTCGACGACTATCGGTCTGTCCACGTTGACGAAGTTGTCCCAGGCGTTCGTGTTATCGTACAGGGCGGGGAATGTTTCGTTATACGTGTCCTGAAGATGGAAGATCGCGTCTTCGACAGTCATTGGAGGCATGTGCGACCTAGGAAAGACGACCCTCTGAGGCACAGTGAGAGTGCAAGGGAGGGTTTCTGTCGCACCGGGTCCGGTGAGCATGATCTTGTCGAAGAGTTCAAGTTTCACGCCCTCCGGCTGAAAGTGAGAATATTGGAACTCTCTCTCTTGTGTTTGGAAGTCCACCTTCGGAATGTGTTTGTCCACTATAGCCGCGATAATTGAAGGGCCGTCACCCGAGATGGTGAAAAGATCGCCCCCGAGATCGTTGGGTAGAGAGTCGGCAGAAGCACCATCTCCGACAAACACCTCGAGCCCTCGATCGAATCGCAAGCAGAAGCGGTGGGTCGCTTCGTTCGGTGTTGTGAGTACCACGTGGGACACCGTTTGGCCCCTATCCAATCGAAAGTACACGCAATTTGCGCACTGGGCGAGTTCGGGCCTTAATGCACCGACGCGCAGATGTCCTACGTACTCTTCGTAGCAGGGGGCATCACTCATAAACACTCCGGCGATCTTCGCGATGGTCATGAAGACTCGACTGAGGATGGGGCAGGTCCTGGCGGGGATCCCGAGCCTGCGGTACGCGGCCGTGATGCTTCGCACTCCGACGGCTTGCCACAGTTTTTCGGTAACCTTCCACCAGCAATCGTAACCGTTGATCGCTGGCGCGTAACCGACCGTGAAGTGGGTGCCCGGTCTGAAAGCGATCTTGACGACGTCTAGCCGGTACTCGGGTAGTTCTGGCGGGACCAGATACTCGCCGAGTGGGTCATCCACTGACATCCTGGGCACCTCCAAAACTCTCACGTTGTTCAGTAGCTTTTTGTTCTCGGTTGAACTCTTGTATTTCCAGGATGGTTTGTCGGGGTTCTTGACTGACAACACATGATGGAGATTGGGCATCTGCGGAGGTAGCCACGGGGTCGCGAAGACCCTGTCCTGATCAACGCCCTCTGCTTTACTAGCCTTGAGTTTAGGTAATTCACCGAGGAAATCGTCGAACAGGTCGCCCTCTAAGCAAAACCTGGCGGCTCCGGCCCGGGAGGCCAGCCTAAGCTGCTGCCCGAACGTGTCCTGTTGCTCGGGCAAGACGGAGACGTACCGGCACGTCTTCGTGTGCCTAGTGAACGCTACGAGAGCGTGCCTCTTGACGCCGCCACTCAAATCATACAGGTGGAGGTCCTTTTGTACGAGGCGAACGACAACTGCATGCTCGACGGAAGCCCCTTGGGCCCTGTGCACGGTGAGTACTCTTGCATTTTTAACGAACTTTTTCAATTCGTTGACCTCCGCATTGGTCATCGCCATGACGAGTGTGCCTTTCTTGTCGAGGTTGGCTAGGGACGCGAGGCTCTGCCCAAACTCGAACGTGATCGATTCGCGGATGGGGTTTGAGGTTGAAACTGTACCGTCGTATGACTTGGACACAAGCCTCGCAGCGTCGAGCGGGAGCCTGTAAGTGTGGGTCAGACTCAATTTTTCTGGTTTGATTGGGAATGGTGGCTTCTCCCAATCCGTGTTCAGGTAATCGATGTCACCGATCTGCCTTGAGTCCCCGAAGAGAAAGACGTGTGACGCTCCGTGGATTAAGGCTGCGAGCGCGATCGCACCGGGGTGGATCATAGCCGCTTCGTCGACGATGAGATACGGCCTTGTTCCGACTGTCCTGATCACGTTGACGAGTGTGGACGCCATAGTGGCCGCCAATCCTGGGGTATTCCGGTTGAGCTCGTCCCTGCCCCCTTCAGACTGCGTGAGGACGGTGACGTTATCTCTGCCGATCTTCTTGGCGAGCGCGATGATCTTTGTGGTTTTTCCGCACCCGGCGATGCCGTCAACGTGGATGACTCGGGTGACCCGGTTAACGAACCGCTCGGAGTTGCGCTGCTTAGCGGCCCACACGAAATGGAACGGGTAGAAGAACTCGTCCATGTTCCTATGGGTCTTGTATCTGGATGCGTCAGCCTCGCCGGATACCATCTCCTTGGCCATCTTGGAGTGGTGGTACATAGATCCCACCCGAGCAACGAACTCCGGCACGCAGAAGGAGGTCATCGTACCCGTCTCGACCTTTCCGTGCTTGGTGTTCGAAACTTGTTCGATAAAGGTCATCCAGAGGGTGATAAACTCTCGGGTTTGGTAGTCACAAATGACGTCCATGAAGAGCGATGCGCGCGCGCCACTAACGTCCGGGACGAGGGGATAGGGCATGAACTTCTTCTCCTCGGATGTGAAGCTCCCATATAGAGGGGGGGGAATCATGGAGGCTATCCTCGCGAGATACACCCTTGCGGTGTTTTCCCGAAGAAGTTTGTTCACCCTGGTGTCGTCGACTACGGAGAAGTTGGAAGGGATCTCCTTGACTTCCCTGACACTGGAACTCAAACTGTCGCCGCCCGCGGTCGACAGCTCCTCTCCCCGCTGACTGCCGCCAACAGTGCCCCGCGGACCCGGGAGCTCCTTGAGCGTACCCCTGCCTTCGACAGAAACCGGCGGGCTGCGGCTACGACCCGAGGACCGCGCCGCCCGCGGGCGACGTCCTACAACCACCCCGACCTGTGCACCAGGAGCCTTGGATGCGAAGATCGCCCTGTCCACGGAGCTCAGCTGCATCGGTTTCCGCGGCCCGCGTTCTGTGCACTTGTTCATTCGGAACTTTCGCCCGAGTCCCTTGTCTAGAACCAGTTGGTCTAGCAGATGGCAATCGGGGCAAGACGGACCCGGTCCGTCGGTAGGCTTTAGTTCCGGAAGAACCGACGACGACGACATTAACCTGGGCCCGAACGGGAGCGATATGGCGGCAGTCGTGCCTGCGGCCCCACCCAAAGCTACCGCAAACGAATCCCCGGCAAACCTAGAATCCAGG